TGCTTTTTTTATTTGAATGTTCATGTTTTTATCAAGCCAGTCTATTAGCAATGGTCCTGTCCATGTGCCTGTATTGTAACCATAGTTTTCCGGGCTTTCTTCGAGAATTACTTGCTTTAGCTTGGCCAATTGTTCCGAAGTTGCTTTTGAAGGTTTGCCGGACTGTATTATTGGATAGAGCCCGTCCACGCCGCCCTTATTAAATCTTTTTACCCACTCACACACTGCTACATGTTTAACCATTGGCAAATCTATAGCTACATCGCGCGATGTAGCCCCTTTCGATACCAGGTAGATAACTGCCAATCGCAGCCCAACCTGATAATCAGCTTGCCTTTTTAAGAGTGATTCGATTTCTGAACTACTCATTTTTGTTATTTTAAGTGGTCGTCTCATCGTATGGTCTTTTATACCACTAATATAACGATTATCTTAAAATATAAAATTATGTTTCTTAATTAAATAGACTTAATATATGTTTAGTCATTAGTCATTAGTCATTTAGTCATTGGTTATTCTTTAAATCCGAAATCGAAAATCCGGCTTCCGAAATCATCAGAAGTTCCTTTGTTTAACCATTACGTATATATCCGCTGTTAATGCGGCTTTATTTCTCACATAAATGGACATTGTACTCTCCAATGTTATTAGCCTGTTCCCGGCTAAGTCAATATCAAATAATTGTGGGGCAAGTGCCGCTAATGAAGCTAAAGACACACTGCCATTATTCCCGGCATTGGCCTGGACTGCGATTTGTGTCCTGTTATATTGGGCTGTATAATTTGACCCTGTAGGACAAATGATAATATCAAAGTTCCTGATATTTGAGGCATCAGTATTCCTAAACAGGATATCAAGCACGACACTTGCATTTGTTGCCCCGGTAGCAACTAAAGTATCAGTATTTATAGATAATCCCGAAGCAAGGTCAATGGCCGGGTATGCGCCGGTTAGCGTGGAAAACGAGGTGGTATTTGATGAACTGTTCATGTTAATTATTGAATTAGTGAATTACTGAATTATTGAATTAGTCATTGTGTCATTGGTCATTAGGTCATTCATTTGCACATCCGCACATTTGCACGTCCGCACATCTTCTTCATAATATCGATTGATAAAAATTGTAAGATATTTTGCTGCTTCCCCCTCCGCTGCTTACGGCGGCAGTTACAAAGGCTGTAGTTGCAATGTTTGTCGTATTATCACCTGGCGATTGCGTTGGCGCAGTAGGTGTTCCTGTAAAAGTTGGCGAGGCCAGGGGTGCTTTTAATGCATCGTTCCCATTTAGTTTCTGAATGCTTTGTAAAATTGTATCCGTCGGGGCCACTGTCCCGGCACCCGAAACATACCCGGTTAATAAACCCCCGGCAGGAAAAAAAGCGCTTATCTGTGCTTGCAGCTTGCCAATGGCCTGCAAAATGGTATCCGTGGAGATCACGGTACCGCCGGTTAAAAAACTTATACCGCTTAGTACCGAAGCTATTACCCTCTCTGCAGTGAAATATAAATTAGTTGAACCTTCGCCAATATTGTCGGTACTTAGGCTTACAGCGCCTGTTTGGCTGTTTACCGATGTTACGCTACCTGTTCCGCCAGCAACCCATAAATTATTAGCCGTATCCCAAACATATTCAACAGCATCCGAGCCGGTACTTTCTACAACAGCATATTGGCCATCAAGTCCGGAAGGATGGGCTGCTGATAAAGCGGATGCGCTTGAAAACACCCCGACAAAATAATTGTTAAGGTTGGCCAGCTTTGTTTTCTCGGCGCTGGTGTAATCATTGCTGCTTAATCCATAACCGGTTACTTTGTCAACTTTGTTAGCTTCGGCGGTTTCGGCCCTGGTTGTTTCGGCAGTGATATTATTTTGTAAAGTAGTTAAGGCTGCTGCAAGATTAGTATTATCCGTTGGCGCTCCAGAGAGGTTTGCAAAGGAATTATCTTCCCAGGCGGTATTAAAATCTGTACTATCAACCTTTACTAAAACCTGGCCTGCTGTACCCCCATCTGCAATACCAGTACCAATAATTGATACGCCACTTCCCCAAACACCTGCTGCTTTAGGGCCAAAAATGTTATAGGTAGCAGTATTTATATAAAAATTACCATTAACACCCGTTGTACTGTTTGACGGGTCAGTAACCCCAAACAAAATAGTATTGCCGTCGGTACCGTTTATTCCACTGGTTCCGGCTGTACCCTGTGGCCCCTGTGGCCCGGTCGCCATTGAAAACACCTGCGACCAGGCCCCTGATGACTTTTGATAAAATATGCCTGTTAAAGTATTGATATAACTATCCGAATTTTTACCTGTTGACGATCCGGGCAATCCGTAGCCGTAAAGCAAGGCGCCATCGGCAGCGTTGGCAGCAGGAAGGGTGTAAACAACAGTCCAGGTGCCGGATACTTTTTGAGCGAATGAACCTGCTGATGTATTCACAAAAACATCTGCATTGTTGCCTGTTGTATTTTGGGGTAAAGTTGCACCGAAAGAAATGTTGGCCCCGGTTGTCAAGTTAGCCTCAAGGAACTGCAGCAACAAGGTGAAAGTGTACTGGTAGTCAGTCCCGCTATCAACCATTACAGAAATATCTGATGGGTTAATAGCCGAGGCAATAGGTAATTCGCTTATTTTCTTATCTGTAGGCATATTATATTTTTTGATTTCACCGATTTGAGGATGATTTCACCGATTTGCTTTATTAATTAATATTATCCTGCTAATCTTTTAAATCCTTCAAATCGTGTTCAGTTCATAAATTCAGTAAGCGGTAAAAAATCATCTGCGGTTGGCTGATTAAATCCTGCGGGGTAATTGAAGTTTGTTCGGTCAATACTCCGGATGCGTGGGCCAGATTGCCTGCTGCTTTTGTTTTTGCCATTATAGTGCCACAGCGGAAAATCATCTTTATTATCCCACAGAAATTTTTCAACCTCGTTAGCATGTGCGTTGGCTACGCTGCGTTGCTGCTGCACCAATTTTACAATGTCTTTCGGCGCTACAGCATCACCATTATCATGATGTTTTAAAACCGGCCCCGTAGACGTATAATGCACTGCGTCAGCTTCAATAAAACGGGCAAAAGTAAAGTATACCAGCGTTGGCAATATCCCTTCATATAATACGATGTGGCCATATCTGTCAAGGTATTCACTGCCATTTAAAAGGTCTATATAAGGTTGTGGGGCAGTAGTCTGCGGGGTGCCGTCAGGATTAAGGTTCTGGATAAAATCGTAATACAAGGCATGGCCCAAAAAAGGTTTCAGATCAAGGTCCTGGGCTTTTTTTATAAATACGTTAAGGCGTTCCGGTTTTACATTTACCGATATATCCTCGTAATTCTGAAAGGTGGTTTGGTTAATTAAATATATCTGTGTCATGCTGTAATAGGTTTTGGTGGCACAATTGGCGCCGATTGTGTAATTTTATCATCATCAGGTACCATTTCTTCAGCTTCATCCGGTTTAATGCCATAAGCTGAAATAAGGACTTGAATTTTATTTATCTTGGGAATGCCCATTATAAGCAATTGGTTAATGTTTGCCCCGGCTGCCTTTCCTATAACATCGTCAGCAACTTCATCCGGTATCTCCTGTATATTCCAATTTTCTTTAGGATTTATTGGCGTATAGAAGTGACTGAAAATTTCAGTTAATGCTTCTGAGAGTTCGAGCCTATCAGGCGCGGTATCATTATTAAATTGACGTATGGCCTCTTTCTTTTCTCCACCGTTGGTTAAGCCAGAGGCGCCGTCTGAATTGATCAGTTCTTTTGGAATCGAAAATCCTTTGATGATGCGTGCTTCAACTGATTTTTCTGTCGTCTCAAATAGCTTATCATTGTTTTGAATTGAATAGGACTGGAACTCTGGTTTCGAGGCTTCGTCCTCATACTCAATAACAATTATCTTCTGCGAACTTTTTGCCCCCTGGAAAGAACCCAGGTCTTTTTCCAATTGCGATGGCATATTGCTATAAGGCAATTCATCATTGTCCGGGCGACTGTTATCGGCTTCTTCCCTCCGGGATTGCATAAACAGCATTGTTGAGGGCAAAAATCCTGTAGTTACCTCCCTGTTATTAAATATCTTTATACCGGCTTCGGTTTCAAAATCCTCCCAAACCGAATCTGCCTCTATCAGCGGGTAATCGTCAACCTCGGGATTGAAATAGTACAATTGTCCTTTATAATTTCCCCATCCGCCGGCTGCCAAAACCTGGTCTTTTATCGCCTGTTCATCCGGGTTGTATTTATCAAGGAAAGTGATCTTGCTGCGCATGATGTTCTTCCAGGTTTTACGGCCCCAATCGGAGTAAAGCGCGTATTTACCGGCAGTATCAGGGCAGTCTGTATCGCCCATGCGGATATCTTCAAACTTTACATAATTTAACGATGCTATCTTAAAATTGGCATTGTAATTTACATGGATGCCAAAGCCGGTAAACAAAGCTTTATCAGTAGCGATGGCTTTTAATAACTTAGCCAGTGTTAAGCCTTTTTGGTTGATGATCTGTTTACCGAGGCCGGGTTCCTCAAAACCATTGCCCGCTATAAATTTGGCCCTTTTGTTCCAGCAATCTTTAGCCGTGGGCGAAGCAGCTACCAGTTCGAGCATGCGTTGCGGATAAGCATTATCCAGGTCGTAATTAAGTATGCCAAATGTTTGGTTTGGCCGTACAAATATCCTCCGCTCTATTTGTGGCAGGTATGTCTTCATTTTTTTATGATTTCACTGATTATTTTATGATTTCACCGATTTTTGTCATCAGGTCATTGGGTCATTAAGTCATTTGATAGTTGCATAAGGATTAAGACAAATAGCCCACTTTCCAATGACTTAATGACCCAATGACTAATGACACAATGACTAACCTTATACCAATGCTTCAATCGCTGCAATGGTGCTCGCAAAAGTGGCGCTGCCGCTTGTTGGCGCGATGGATATGGCACGCGGGGGAT